CCTTTTAGTCTATCAAAAACATGTTTTGAGGTTAAATCAACATCAATAGGGGCTAATTGTTTGTCAGCAAAAGCATCTGCTTGTTTTATTTGGTCAGGAGTAATTTCTTCTTTAACTAAGGGATAAATAATATCCCATATTTGTTCTTTTTCTTCAATATCTGGAATGAATTGGAAGAATTGTTCTTTATCTCTTGCTTTAAGGGCTTGTCTTGTTTTAGTGCCACTAATACCACCTGTTGAGGTAATCACTTTAACCTCAACATTTGTAACTTCAGGATATTTTTTTAATAAATTTTTTCTTTGCTCTACATCTTTTATATCCCCTTTATCACCATCTCTAGCACCTAAAAACCAATATATTTTTTCTTCAGGATGTTTTTTAGCATAACGAATAACATCCATTGTTGGTTCTCCTTGTGGTGAAGGTTCAACATTGACTTTATCTGAGAGATAATTTTTATAAATATCCCAAATCTGGATTGATTTGTCTTGAGTGATTCTGATTCCGTCTCTAATACCTTTCCCAACAAATATCTTTAACTCGTCTATTTCAGGAAAATCACTTAATATTTGTTTAGCAACAGTAAAGTGACCTTTGGTAGGAGGTTTAAAACCACCACCATAAATAGCTACTGTTTGAGGCTCATCTAACAGTTCCTTAAGAAGGAATTTAGTTAGTTCATTCATTATTGCTTAAGTTTTTGAATTCTTTCTTTAGCAGTTGCTTTTTTCTTTTCAATTTCTTCTTTAGCTGAGCGAAAATCTTCCATAGCCTCTTCCATTTCTTTAAGATTAGTTTCATATGCTTTAATAGCTTCAGTAGCTGCTCTACGAGCATCTGATTTTTGCTTGTAAATGCCTAGAACACTTTTTTCATCTAGACCACCTCTAACTTGGTTAGCAAAGTAAGTCACAGTTGATTCAAATACTAAATCTTCAATAGTATCACCTTTTGATTTAGGTTTTTCAACTACAAAGAATTTACCAATTTCATCTACCATATTAGTTTCAGCTTCATCAATTGAGGTCATTTGTTTTTCTTCTATTTCATTTAATAGATCTAGTAATGTTTTCATTTGTTTATAAAGTTAGTGATTTTTGTTTTTGCTTGTTCTTTTGATACTGATGTATTTATAATGTTGTTTATTTCTTCCGAATTTAAAAATTCTTCCATTTGTCGGTTTAACTCTTTATTTAGTTTTTCAACTTTAGCTTGTTCCTTTTCTGTTTTAGGTTTAGCATCCGCAGGCTTAAATGGGTCAATATATTTTTGAAATATTTTTTCTATATCTTTTAATGTTTCATCTTTACCAGTGTTAGCAACAGATATAAAATTATCTCCAAATAATTGCTTATATTCATCAAAATTTTTATAAACTTGCAACCAAGTTCTATAAACAGCTGAAGGCATTAGACTTCTATCTTTACCACCTGATTTTTCAAAACGTTTTTCGTTTCTGTCTAGAGCTGTCTCTAAATCAGTATAAACAAAAAGCATCATAACATCATAACCATTATCTATTAATTGATTATATAATGTTTTAGTTTGGTTATATGATGCTGAAGTGCCATCTAATATGAATGATTCTTTATTTTCTATGGTTTGCGGTATATCTCCTTTTATTTTTTTCTTTACATCACCCCCTAGTTTTTCTCTTGCTGTGTACATAGCAGACATAAACTTACTTCTATTTTCAGCGTCAGCTGCTTTTTGGTTTAGAGTAAAACCATCCTGCTTTGATAAAGCAGCTATTGTGTCATCTATATTTAGAATTTTAAACTTAGATAAGTCTAACTCTCTTGTGACTGATCCTTTACCAGCCCCGGGTGAGCCAGCCAAAATTATAGCTTTTGGCTTGCTTTGTACTTCTTTTAAGAGTGATATCAGTCCAATCATGGATACGGTTTGCCATAAATATAATAAAAAAGGCTTGGATAACCAAGCCCTTTCTTTTAAAGATTTTTTATTATATGTTGTATAAAAAATTAATTAAGTTCTAATTGTTTAATAAGAGATTGTACTTCAGGTTTTTTAAATAACTCTTGAGCTACTTTATTTCCTTCATCTGCTTTTTTCTTTAAATATTTTAAATAATTTTCTTTTTGTTCTTCTGTGTATTCAAAATTTTTATCCTTTTGACGACCTGTTTTAAATCCAAGAGGTCCTTTGTATCCCTTCATTCCAGGTTCATCAAACAATTCACTACTGTTTGAACTATAATCCTCTATGTCTGGTTGGATAATATCCATGTCTATAATATCAAATATATCATCACCTTCTTGTACTTCATTAATAGAAGATGGATTTTTGATTTGATAGTTTTCAGGGTCATTGGTTATTAAGTATACCAATTGTTTACCAGTATAATCCCCATCAATCCTTACCCTTTCATCATTTATTTTAGAAATAACTACAAAATTATCTTTAGTAACACCATCATCAGCAGATAGAGCTAATAATTCTGGAAATTCAGTGTCTGGAATATCATTATCATCATTTGAAGCTAGTACGTAATCCCCTTCAAATTTGTCCCCTTGTTTAAGCTCAGTTAATTGTTTAAATTGACTTTCAGTAATTAAACCAGCTAATTTTTGCATACGCTTAAATTCTTCAGATATAATTTGTTTTTTCATGATTATTAATATGTCATAAATATAATAAAAATAAATTAGGATTCCAAATTCCGCTTTACTGTAGTCTTAAATTCAGTAAATACAGGAGCGTGAGTTGGGTTTTCTAAATCAAATAAACGTTTTACTGTTTTAAAGATATCAATGTTTTCCTCTTGTGTTCTAGTAGATGTAACCATTTCCCATCCTTTACCCTGCATTTTTTCTTTATTGGTTTTACGTTTAGATGATTTTAACCAAAGGATACCATAGTTATCTACTTTTTTACCATAACATTCCTCATAACACTTACCATAAACTGCTGTCTGTAGTTCATAAGTAGGCTGGATATGGTTTGATGTTTTAAAATCAATTAACCAAAGTTTATCTTCAATTTCAACAATCAAGTCACAAGTACCTGCTACCTTTAGTTCATCTGAAAATAAGTGTACTTCGGCCTCGATTAATTTAGGATTATATGTTTCCCAAAAATCAACAAAACGTAAGAACATTTGCCATACATCAGGACTGTATTGAGGATTACCATATTGGTTCATAAAGTTCATTTCTTTACCCTCAAGGTATTCTTCAATCATTTCGTGAACTTGAGTTCCTTCCTCACCTGCTTTTTTAACAATATGTTCAGCAGAGTAACCTACTTTTTTAAGCCAGTCTTCAAAAAACTTACCTTTAGGATAATAACCTAAAACATAAGTAATTGAGGGATAGTATTCACCATTTCGTCTGTAATAACGAGAGTCTGGTAATGTTATTTGTTTAGCATCATCTGATACTTCTAAGATTCTATTGTAAGATTTTTTTATTTTACTCATAAGAAGAGTTTTTTCTCAAGTAAACCTGAGAGGGTTAAGGGATAAGTTTCTGTAATTGTATCTATAAAAGTTTTAAAACCCATTTCACTTGGGTCCTTATCTTGCATATCTACAAGGTATACTTCTTTACCCTCATTCATAAGCTGCTCACAAAACGATAAGGCTTGTTTTTGAGCATCTTTATCAAGGGCAATATATATTTTATCAACAGAAGATTTAACAATCTTCCTCATTAGTTTAGACTGTATATTTTTGCCTAATAACGGTATAACATTTCTTTTAATAGCGATGGCGTCAAATGGTCCTTCGCATAATATAAACGGTAAATCCCAATTAATAAACAACTCAAATGGTATGATGTCGCGTGAGACAGATGGATTCTTATATTTTACTTTAGCCTCTTTTTCAAATGAACGACCTGTAAAATAATTCAATATTCCATTTTCATCATATGAAGGAATGATAACCATATTTTTATATGGTCCTGACTCGCAATAACCAATATTATATTTAAGTATATCCTCTTCACTTATATTTCTAGATTTTATATAAGTTAAAGCATGTCTACCAATAATATCTGATTTATGGATATTAAGTAATGGTTTAAATTCTTTAGGTAAGTTAAGTTTTTCTGTTGTTACTGTTTCTTTATCTGCTGTTTCTGTCTTAACAATAGACCTTAACTCTAAAGATGCTTCAGGTGATGCTTTAACTTGTTTAAATAATTGGTGGATTTTTTTACCACGTCTATCACATACCCAACAATGCCAAGGATTTTCACCTTTTTTATTTTCAGTCATGTTAACTTCTAACTTTGGCTTATGGTGATTACAAAACGGACAGTGATAGGCAAAGTTTCCTTTCGATGTCTGTTTACCAGTTCCTAATACAGAGTTAACTAAGGCAATCAGTGGTTGATTGAGCATAACCGTAATGTAATAAGAATTACTTAGATTACCAAGTTAAGCGAAGTCTTTAGTAAAGAACTTTCCTAAAATATTATCATTAAAATATTCTAGAGGGTGTTCTAATACCCCATATTTAAATAAGTACTTACATTCATAGTAAGTAAGAAGTTTTTTATTAGGAACCAATTGTAGAATTTCACGGGTAAATTCCTCTTGTTTACCTCCTTTTATAAGTTCCATAATTGGTTTAGCAGATCCATAATAGGTTTTCCAGTCTGATTCCTTTACTACCACCCGAGTGGCTGACTTCCTGCCTGGACCTGTCTGTTCTGCTAGTTCCTTTTTTGTTAGTTTTTTCTTTATATTGTGAAATAATGATTTCTTACCAATATATGATATCCCACTTGGTTGATGAGTTACAATGTAAACAAAACCAAAGGTGTTTTGAGGCATATCCTCAAGTGAATTTATAACTTTTTCTTTGTATAACCACATAATTATCTATCTATATTAACTAATATTGTTGTGTCTGTTGTTGGTGATAAAGGTAATGGTTGTGCTAATTTCCCTATAGCTAACAACTGTTGTTGTTCATTATACAAACCTATTGTTGTTACATAAGGCTGGAAATAAGAACTAGTAGCCCAACTGTATAAATTTTCTGCTGGTGTATAAAAAGTTCCTACAGAACTTGAATTAGCTGTACTACCAGAAGTTAATGTTGGGTTTTGACTAAAATTAAATTCATTTTCTCTAGCCGTACATTTATATTGAGTTTCATAAATTGTAAGTGAGGATGAAAATGAACAAGTTACATTAGATGAGGTAATAAAGTTACTTATCACTGTAGCATCTGATAATCCATACAATGCTGAGCCATAAATGGCAGTCCCATAAGTATCACCTTGAGGTTGAGAATCACTAGTAATTACAGCAATGCCATGTCCATAAAATATATTACCACAAATTTGTTGTGATGAAGAAAATATTAAATTACCTTGTCCATCATCATAAATAGAACCACTAGGAGCAATCCAATTAAATGAACCTGGTTGGATATAGTTTCCAAATAAACCTACAGGAATAGACATTACACCTATAGTTAAATTAGATTCTGTAGGAAAGTAATGAGCAAAAGTTAAATCAGTTTGAGGATAATTATAATATCTACCAGCTGATGAAGTAGATCCTACTAAAACATCTCCTGCAGGATCATATCCAGGTATAACATTCGCTGTGTTTGCTGGTGATCCATAACTAGCTGTAGTATTTAAGTAATTAGAATAATAAAGCTGCTCAATAGAGTTATAAACTAACCTTTGATATTGAGTAGTAATTTGTCCTGTTTGAGGATCAATATTAGGATCAAAAGAATAACTAATAATGTTAGTTCCTAAATACCTATCAATACCAACAACAGAACTAGTTAACGCGGCTGCCCCCTCAAAATTAAACGCTTTGTTTAATTCAAGCGGAGTAATTATTATATCCGATGCTAGAAACTGTTTGAAGGTACCCATTCATTTTAGAAATCAAGTTTAACTCTTACAAGAGCTTCTTTGGTAAAATCTTTTAACAATGGTCGTGACAACTTAGCTACTGCCAATAATTCATTTGTATCATTATACAATCCAATAGTTGTAATGTATGTCTGAGGGTTATTGATAAACTGAGAGTATAATACTTCACCTGTTGAACCTGATATAAATGATGGATTTTCTGAGTAGTTAAATTCTGAACTTCTAGGTCTTACAAACACATAGTCTGAAGTAATAGTTTCTTGAGAATTTAAAGTAAAGCTACTTGAACCACTAATTGCTCTAAATAACTGAGAATTAGCGTTAGTGTTAGAATTATATGTAGCTGATCCTGAAAAAGATGAACCACTATAAACAAATCCAATACCTCCACTAGCTGTTGGAGCAGCTAAGGCTAAAGGATTTAAAATAATTGTTCCAATATCAGGTAATAACCAACCATAAGAACCAGAATTAAGAGAGAAACCATCTGAAGTGGTGGTTGATCCTGTGTATCTAACACCTTGTGATCCTGAAATTAATTGGAAAACTCTACCAGCCTCATTAAATACAGTTGTAGTAACATAAGCACTATTATCAGTTAAGGTAATTGAACCAGATGCTGCTGTAGGACCTTTAATGGTTAATGATAAAGAACCTAAGAAAATAGCTTCTTTATAACATTGTCTTTCAATAGGTAAAGCAAAAAATTCAGATGAAGAAATAGCTCCAAATTGGAATAAAGTATTTTCATCACCAATAACTAAATCTTGCCACTGTCCAAAAATGGTACTAGTTGGAGACAAACCATCAACAGCTGGATTGTAAACAGAACTTCCACTACCAAAATTATTTCCATAAGCAATAGCAAATTGAACAGAAGAAGTTGCAGCTGTATCAAAAACATTTACATAATAGTCTCCAGAACTACCATTCACTTGAACAGAAGAGGTATAAAAAGCGGTTAATGTAGGGAGATTTGTAGTCCATGCTGTTGCTGAAATAGCATCAGAACTAACTACAAAATCATCGGCTTCTAATCTTTTAAATGACATTTTTTATTTTATTATGCTTTAGTTACAGTGATAGGAATAGTTAAACGAGCGCCTGAATCTCTACCTACTACGGTTAGAGTGGCTTGTAAAGTATTATTAGTACCAAACAAATTATTTACAGTAGTTGCTCTCATATTGATTGTTGTACCTACTACAGTTTTAGATACACTAGTACCAATTGTTGTTGTTTGGTTAGCGATATTCAAAGCATCTACAGCAGGTGTATTAACACCTACACCTTCAAAAGTAGACATTAATCTAATATCAGAAATTGTTGCTGCATATCCTGATGGCTCATAAGTGTTAGCTCCTAAATAATTTAATGTTTGAGGAGTAAGTGTATAAATACCACTTTGAGGCATTATAATAGCAGAAGTATTTAAGTTAAGGATAGGCAATTTAGCAGTACCACGAGGTAAAGTTACTAACTTATATTTCATGGTTTGGTTAGCTTGAGGAAATGCCTCTAACAAAGGCATATTTTCAATAGCTTGACCATAATAAGCAGAACCTGAAGGATTATTTGGGTTATAAAGGGTATAATCAATTTCATCATCTGCTAAAGCAAATTGAGTAATTTTAAATTGACCATTTTGTTGAGCTAGTAGTTGACGTCCTACATCTGTTAAAATGGCGTCTACGGTTACTACTGTATTATTTAAATATCCCATTTGTTTATTTTATTATAAATATATATAAGTTTCGTTTTTATATTAAGCCTTTTGATTTTAAGTTTTGGATTATTGAATCCAAATTTTTATTTAAATTGTCTGTCACATATTCTGGTTTTAAAACTCCACCACTACTTGCACCCGCTGGTTTGTTTAAATCTAAAATAATGTTTGATGGATCATCAACATATCTTCTTAATAGGAAATAATCTAATTCAGTTCCACTAGGTATATTACCATCTAATTGTAATTGTAATTGACCGTTAGAAGAAGTAATA